TTAAATCTTATGGTGAGTTTAATCCCACCACCTGTAATACCTTTTTGCATTTTGCCATCTTTAGGTTTAAACGCATGCCCTTCAAGATAGGCTTGTAACTCAAGATTTTTTGCTATTTCTTTATCTAAAGTTGCCCTTCCGAAAGCACCAGTACCATATTGACTGCTGGCACCTTGTCCAGACAAACCAAACCGCGCTTCTTTTTTCTTATCGTCAGCCATTATCGAAACCTCGCTGTCTTCTTTGCAATTCCTGCTGGTTGTTTAACGAATTGCTTTCCACTAGCTTTGCCAGCTCTTTTAGCTCGCGTCGTCGCTGCATACTCTGCTGGAGATAGAGATTGGATCGCTTTCTCTGGTAAATAACGCTCGCCTGTAACGGAAGATTTCTTGCCACTCTTAGTCCTCCAACGCTGGCGCCCCCAATCAACGAGGCTTTGTTGAGACTTCTTCATCCACGGTACCCGCCGCCTTTTTCCTTGTACTTCTTAGCCAAAAGTTGGCTTTTCCTCGCTGACCATTCCCCAGCCTTAGTGCCATGCGTAGACGCTGCCTTAATCTGCTCAAAAAGCTTCTTACGCATTGAAGGCTTTGTATAAACGCCTGCCTCATTAACGCGAGATTTAACCTTGCCGCCATCCTTATACGTCGTGAACGTGTCACCATCTTTGCGCCTTCCTGTCTTAGCGTTAGGCATCTTAGAAGGGCGGATAGCGCCCATCCCGCGAGAGGGCATCATTTAGCAGGCCCCGCCTTTAGCCATTTTGGCTTTGCCACCGTAGGCCATTTTCTTAGCCTTACCGGCTTTGTCCATCTTGTTGCCAGCCATCTTGATCATTTCTGCGCCACGCTTAGATTTCTTTTGAACCGAATGCTCGCCCTTAGAAGCCATCCGACCGCCTGTTGACATCTTCTTCATATCTTTCATTTCAAACTCCTTACCAACTGATTGAGGGACGCCAACCTTCTTAGCAAACTTGGGCGAGTTGGCAACCGCCCGCATAAATTTTTCCTGCTTCTTACTCACCGTGGGCATTACACCATCTTCCCACGAGTCTTGCCACGAATTGCACACCCATCAGCCCGCTTAGATGCAGATGAAACCATCCCGCCTTTTGCCTTCTTTACGGGCTCTTCCTTCTTCTTGTCTCCAGTGAATCCAAGACGATCCAAACCTTCGCTAAGCTTTGTGGCGCCATATCTAACGCCTTTCTTGATGCCCAAGAAATCGTCAGTAATCTTAGATTCTTTCAAGCGCTTAGTGCGCTCGGAGTCTTTGCTTTCTTCTTGGGACGCTTGCCCATCTATTTTTTCACGAACCTTTTCTGCGGCTTTTTCTGCATAAGGTTTCGTCACTTTCTTGGCAATCATGCTTTCTATAACAGCCATCTCACACCATCCTTCCGCGAGTTTTACCTTTAATTGCACAACCATCGGCCCGCTTTGAAGCTGAAGAAACTACACCGCCTTTTTTCATAGCCTGTGGTTTTTGTTTTTTCTGTTCATCCATAAGTCGGTTACCAGATGCTGATTCAAACATAACACCAGGCCCAAAACCTTTAGTTGGATCTTCGGTAGTAAGCCTAATAGCCGCTTTATCGGGGTCTTTAGTTGTAAGCATCACACCATCCTTCCCTTAGTCTTACCACGGACAGCGCAACCATCGGCACGCTTAGAGGCTGAATATTTAACGATGCCACCTTTAGCTGCGGTATGTTTTCTTTTTATAACGTGCTCTTTACGCACATCCCCGCCCATATTCGGTTGTTTAACCATATTATCGTCCCTATGATATCCAGGCTCTACCGTCTTAATCCTAGGCCCAGGTGGGGGGATAATTTTAATTTCTGACATTGGTTTTTCATCGGGATCAATTTCAATATCCCGCTTACGAACCTCAGACTGGGTGTGCTTTTTCTTCACGACTACACTATCTTTCCACGGGTCTTGCCACGGACGGCACAACCATCGGCCCGTTTAGAGGCTGAGGACTTAACAATGCCTCCCTTTTTCATTCCGGCGGCAGCACGACGCTCTTTGCCCTCTTGGCGGATACGCTCATACTCTTTGTATCCTGTATTGAGAAACTTGCCAGTTGGTTTTGGAGCGGTGTCTCGTTTCCTCTGTTCAGCCATTTCTTGCGCTCGACGAGCAGCCGCTATAGCATCTTGTTCTTGCATATATTGAGTGCGCTCATCACGCCTACGCGCAGCAGTTGTAGCAGCCTCAAGACGATCTATATCTTGAGTAGACGGCCCTTGATTTTTTGAAGATTTTGCAGCTGGCTTGGCTAGTTCAGTAGTGTATTTCTTCCCGCCAAACGTAAACGTCTTATCCCCGGCTTTACGCGCTGCAGCAAATGCTTGACCAAAAGATTGTCTTTGTGGCGCCTCTGGTTTTACCACGCTTACCTGAGCTTCTCGGGCTACGGTGGTTCTATTAGCAGGAGGTTCTTCAGCCTTTTTTAAGTTCTTGGCATCCTCTGTTTCAGAGTATGGGGTCATGTCAGGGGCGGGAATGGACCGGCCACGGCCAGCGCCAAAACGCTTATAAGCCTCTGAGGTGGGGTCATCAATGTTCCCCATGCGGAGACGCTCAAAGAAACCGACCTTTTCCCCTTCGGAAGCTTTTAGACCACGGCGCTTATCATCAACATCACCCCCGTTTTGAAACTTGCGTTTTTTCATGTCAACCCCTTTTAGCTAAAAGGTCAATCTTGGCCTCTAATCGCTTGAAGCCGTCGTCAAAATGTTCTCGGATCTTATCCAAGTCCTGTCTCACCTCAGCACGAGTAATGTGTTCTCGTGCAACTTCCTCACGAGTTTTATTCAGCAGAATACTAATCCGCTGTAGCTCGTCGAATTTTCCCTTAAGCAGCATGCCCATCACCGCCACTATTGCCGTGAGCAAGACATTCCAAAGCATCATTTCCATTTAGCATTTCCACCTTTTTCTCGCCTGCCGGATGCGGCTGTTGGGGTCTTTTGCAGCTTCAGGAAACTTCTTCATCTGCCCTAAAGAGCGAGCACAGAATGACTTCCTACGCTTAGCTCTTTCTCCAGTGGGCTTATCTTCTGTCACCGCAGTCTTGAGCTTAGAGCCTGGATTAGCACGACGATAGGCAGCTACGCCTTTCTCAGTCATACCTGCACCCTGCTTAGTCGGGCGGAAGTTGCCAGACTTCACAGAGGTTTTAATCCCCATACCCTTAGCCATAAAACACCGTAATAGAGGTTAGGTCTGTCACGTCAGCATAAATGTCCGTCTCACAACGAATACCTTCTGCTGGAACAACGACATTAAACGGCGAAGGCTCGGTATTAGCAGGCCAAGTAGACTGAAAAACTACAGCCCCACCTGACCCACCGTCTTTAAGAACCAACCCACCTGCGGTAGCTGCCGGGGAAATTAGAATCCCTTTGATCCGTGCAGGCCCACCATAGACCGTACCATCGTTAATTCTGTACGAACTTTTAACATCAGTCTGCATGCCCATCTTGGTTCTCCAGTTCGCTTAGCTGCGCTCTTAGCTCTGCTAACTGCTTTGCTTGCGCTGCTACGAGGCCCATTAAATGATCTCTTTGGCTTTCCAGAAGCCCAAGCATAGCCTGAACTTCTGGATCTTTATGGGTCAGCATCAGGTCTGAGTTCCAACAACAGTCCAAGTTGGGTTGCTGATTGCGCCAGTATTGATGTAAAGAACGCCGCTGGTCGAATCAATATAAAGAGAACCCGTACCGGCGAAGTTATCTCCAGTTGTTCCGTTAGTGGGAGCACCAGCATCTACCATGACGCAAACATCGTCTTCCATACGGATATTCGCTTTGGTGTAGGGGAAAACGCTCGTTGGGCCACCAGCATCAGCAACCGGATCTTGCATCTTCAGGTCAAGCCCATACTCAAACCCAGAACCTGCTGTGGTCTGAGACATTGCAACACCAAACGCGGCGCGGCAGGTCGTTACGCCAAGATCACCATCCATGAAGGCCATAACAGCGGCATCACCAGAGAGAGTGTTGGTATTGATAATACCCATCACACCAGCCATCAAACCGTTATTGGAATAGGAACCAATAACAGCAAACTCACCCACGGCACCAGCCATGTGGTTAAAAGTAGTTGAAGGGACGGTTGCAAACGGTGCGCCAGTCTGAACTCGACCAAACACAGAAAAAGCCTCACCGGGAGTCTGATATGCGCTTGAGCCAAACCCAACAGTAGGCATCACACGGCTATAAAAACCTGAAGCCGCAGTTCCCTCATCTACGGGAATTACCGTACCGGAGTTGATTGTGGTGGGGGTAAGGGGTTGTTGGGCGCTTGCGTCGCCACCCTGGTAGCCAGCTCTAACTGGCCCAGAAAAAGTAGTACGTGCCATGACAGTCCTTTCGTGTAGTAGCACATCCCCATACAGTCTCTACTAAGTCTGCCAAGCCAGTCTGTATGGGTAAAGATCTTGGAATAATTCCTTTGTATCAGGTTATTTGGGGGGAGTCAAGGAGCTTGTTAGATTTCTTCAAGTTCTCTTCTTGGGTGATGATTTGAAGATTCCAGGGTACGTGGAGGCCACAGACAGACTCTCCCCTAATTGGGATTATGTGATCCACTACGTAGTGAACTTTAGTTACTTTCGATGTAGTCAAAGCATCCAGATACATCTGCCTAATTTCAGCCTTTTGCTCCTTGGTTAACCACTTAGGCGTGGCATTTTTATGCCTTCTACGTCGGTCATTCGTGCTGGCTTTTACTTCAGACGGATTGTTAACTTTCCAATTTTTCCTGTACAAGCGCCGCTGAGCATTGGGTCTGGAAAGCGCCTTTAGCACTACTAGCTCTTTATTTGCTTCGTAGTACCGTTGTTTAGCGGCTTTCCCAGCTTCAGAGTCGTTATACGCACGGAAGTATTCTGCGCGTTTTATGTTGCCCTCTTGCCATTCAATCTTTAGGCACTCAACACAGGTTCCTTTGGTTTTACGCAGAGCAACATGCCCGTGCTTACAAGGCTCGCCAGTGAAGTAGTACTTAGCACCGGTAGCTTTAGCATCAGCGCGGTTTGTGGGGTATTGGCTGTAATCCATACTGATCTCCTTATGTCTTTGACACAGGAAAGTATACACCAAATTTTTTAGATGTCAAAAGGCAATAAAAAAGCCACCCCGAAAGGTGGCTTAGTAGGCTAGAAGCCTTGTGCTGCTTAAGCGCCGGGGCTGCCGAACATTCCAAGCGGATCGGAAAATCCAAAACTATAGCGCTCTCTTGATTTGTACCTGACGTTACCGGTGTCAAAGTCACCATCCATTGAGTTCGACAAAGGTGTACGCACAAAGTGCTTCATGCCGTTGGGAACATCAGTGGTCAGGAACCAAGCATCCGTATCTGTCAACCAGTGGTTGATAGCGTAACCGCCAGGGATAGCGCCGTTGTTCTTCAGAGCATTGATATCGTTGTCAGCGGTACCGACGCGGAGTTCAGTCTCAAGAATACGGGTTGCCACGAACTGAAGGTTAGTGGGGATGATCAGCTTCCGGGGCTTAGCAGCGATCAGCAGGCCACGCTCGTCTGTCCACAGGGAGATCTGAATGACTGCCGCCTCAAGGGAGGTTTCAGACAGGTCTGCCGGGGTTGCCGGAGTGTTGCTGTTAACGCCGCCAGATACTAGCGGGTGCTGGGTAGAGAACAGAGGAACACCGTCACCGCCGGGGAAAGAAGCACTGAAACCGTTGTTAAGAACGGATGCGCCCTTTACCTCTTTGGTGTACGCCATAGCACGGGCCAGCGACTTGGTATAGCGCGTAGACAGGGAGTCATAGAGGTTGTCCTCAATAGCCTCTTCAGTCAGCGAAAATCCAAGAGCAATGGTCTCGTGGGTATAGCGAGCGGTGAACACTTCCTGCGCGTTATCGTAGGCAATTGCGCTGCCTTCGTTCTTCACCGGGGCGGCGGAGAATCCAGACAGTTTGGTTTCCTCTTCAAACGAACGCTCAGAAGTCTCGGTCTCGTAAATCTCCTTGTACTCTTCGCCGTAGCGAGCGTACTCCAGACCAAACAAAGCGTTCAGGCCGGGAAGGAGTTCTTTAAGTAGTTGTGCACGTGAAATAGCCATGATTTAGCTCCTTAAGCAATACCCAGCGGGTTGTTGTACATATGACCGCCAGACGGTGTGCCGTCGCCATCAACAGACGGAGCATTGATCTTGACAATTACCTCGGGGAACAACACATTTCCACTAGAGACATAAGAAGTGTCAGGAACAACATCCACGATGCGGATTGGTTTGGTCTTGGCAGTTCCGGTAGTTGCGTTAATAGCAACAGCCGAATTACCCGTAACCGTAGAACCTACGTTTTGTACAAGATCAGCATTTTCGCCAATAGCGCTGTACTGAACGCCGGTAACAACGGTCGTGCCGGATACCACAGCCACCTTAAACAGCGTGTCAGGATCATCAGCAATAATGGCCTCAATGAATGTTCCCGTAGGAGCAACCGTATTGGCCTGATAAAACTGTTGAAACTGCAACTGCTTGGTAGAAGAGTTGATGAAATTACAGCCAAGAAACACGCCAGCAAAGCCCGTAGAAGGCCCAGTAGAGGTTTCGTCAGCAAGAACAATCGTGCCGTCAGTGGTCAGCTTTACCAGATCACCGAAGAAGATGCTCGTATTGTAGTTACTAGCAATACGGCGCTTCCGGGTAGCTCCAGCAAACACCTGACCGCCGATCAGATTGATCGGGATAAGCCCATAAGGCTTGTCTACAGTAGGGTAAGCCATAATAAACTCCTAAAAGTTAAATTCCTTTACCGAACGACGTTTGAGATTTTCGCTCCTTAAATAGCGGCATCCTTGGGTCGTTCTCTCTCATTAAGTTATTGTCTACAGCTTCCATGTTGTCCTTGGCGGCTTTGCCAAAATAGGCAGCGCGTTGATCCTTGAACTCCTCTGGCATTTTGCAGAGCAACAACTCACCAATTCGGACATTATCCGTTTGCTTGATTCCAGCCGTTACCAATGAACGGTATTGCGGTTGTTCTTCAAGCTTTACTGGCTCCCAACCCTCACGGAACTTAGACGACACATTGCGCTCGTCGTCTTTTCCATCCAGAACCGTGCGTATCCAGCGATACACATATCCAGGCTCTTTCTGAGGTTCAGGTAACGCGTCTGGGCGTTGCCATTGTTTCGGACGCTCCGTCCTAGAGCGGGTTTCTAATTCACGAGCAAGTCTATTTTCAGCCATTTTGAGCCTCCATTTTTAACATTTCCTTTACATACTGTTCAGGCGTAATACCTAATTTCTTAATTAGGCTTAGTTTTGACGGGGATAACGTAACCTTTTTGGGGGCCGTACTTCTCGTCGCAGGGGCTACAACCGTGGCTGCTTTAGCTGCTGTACGCTCAGGAGATTTTGGCTCTTCTTGCGTTTCAAACTGTTCAGGGAACCTTCGGCGCATTGTTTCATCAACACGCTTCCAGTAATCTTCAGACCCGACATATTGACTACCTTCTTCACGCTCAAGCTTTTGGTGAAAGCCGAGGGCTAGGGCGGTCATTTCCGGGTCTCTCCCGTACCAAGTATTTTTATCTAACCACGCTTTTGTTTTCGTGTCAAGTTCAACAGATTGTTGGGGGGCCTGCTGAGAAACCGGTGCATTTTCTTCTTGGGGGTGGACAGTAGGTCGGTAATTATTAACCTGCTGAATCCTGTAAGAAGCAGCGTTCAGTTTCTCCTGAGCGTTAACAAGCTGTTCAGAATCGCCGGACTCATACGCCTCTTTATAAGCCCGTTTTGCCATCTCAAGCTCTAAAGTAGCGGCATTTTTAGCCGTATCTATGTAAGACTTCTCACCTTCTGTCAGCGTTGACTTAAGGCGTTTATTCTCTTCCAGCATTCTCTGAGCAAATTGCACTGCCTCTTGCTGCTCTCGTAATGCACGCTCTTTTTCTCTGCGCTCGTCATGCCAAACCTTTTTCATCTGCAAAAGTCTGGTTTTAACTTTGTCAGAGTATTCCTCTAGTTCGTCTTTCTCTAACTCTTCGACGATTTCCTTTGGCATAGGCTGACGCCCACGATCCTCTGGCGGCGTGTCATCTTCAATTTCTACCTCAAACTCTTTTTCCTGCTCTTGCACTTCCTGTTGGTTTTCAGCCATTTCCTACTCCTATTTGCGAGAGATACCGCGAGGGTCTTGCACTGTTCCCTCAACAGAATCGTCGTTAATTAGTCTGAACTCTTGACCATGAATCTTTAGCCTAGAGCCAGTGTGGGGGCGCACTAATACAAAATCACCTACCTTGCACCACGGGCCGGACGGGAATCTTTCCTTGTCTTGATAGCAATCTGGCCCCATTTTTATAACCCACAACACCGTAGTCAGTAGCTCTTCGTGCTGCCTTGTGATGTCAGCCTTAATAATTCCACTGTCAAAGGTTTCTTCGATTTCAGGTATCGCACAGAGAATGTGATACCCAGACGGGTCAGGGAGTTGTCGTGCCCTCTCTTCTGCGGTTTTAGGCAATACCGTTGCTTCGTTTGGATCGTCTGTAGACCCAATTAGTATTTCACTCACTATTTTCCATCCTTTCTGAAAGTTCAGCTATTTTGTTTCTGGCAATAAGTAATCCACGGGATACACCACAAGAATGCTTGTAATCCTCGTAGCTTTTAGCGTTGCCAGCCGCTAAATCCTCTGCAACAACCTTTAATTCATCGTCAATCTGACTGATAAGAAACTCTAAAGCGTTCATTGCTCACCTTTCGGTTGCTGTGTTTGCTGTGCCTGCCGAAGTTGTTGGTCTTCTTGCGAGGCTTCACGTGCTGCATCCAGCCCAATTCTTAACCCTTCCATCTGTTGTTTTGCAGACAAGTTGGCTCTGTCTGTAGCAATCCTGGCACCCACCTGCATACCCGCTACGCGTTCCTGAGAGGCTATGCGCTCACGCTCAATGTCAAGTTGGTCTGCCTTTGCGGCGGCATCTGCCAGAAGTTTCTTCTCTTTAATCTCGGCTTCCTTAGCCTTAATCTGCAGTTCTTGCTGTTGCATTTGTACAACAGGATCTTGTGCAGCCTGATTAGCCTGTTGTTGTGCAACCTCGGCTTGGCTTTTCTGGAGAAGTTTTTGTGCACCTGCAGCAGCGAGGCGAGAGATCTCAACCTCCATATCCTCAGGGATATCTTCATCAGGCTCTGGGTACTTGACTCCCAGCATTTCTTCTATCTGACGACGGTATTCAAAGGCTATATGCTCGTTGATATGCGCCATCATGGCAGCTTGAATCATAGGCGCTGTTGGGTTTTGACCAACCATTTGCTGAATCTTAGGATCCTGCATAGCTGACATGTGGACTGTGATATGTGCCTGGTGGTCTTGGTAAATAAATGCTTTTACCGGCTTACCATTAAGCACATTCATATTCTCTGATACAGGATCACGTGGCTTCTGATCCTCGGGTAGCGGCACCAGCTTTGCAGCGTCTTTGATCCCTAATACTTCTAGCATCTGCCGGTGAAGGGCAGGCATGTCATAAATTAGGGGGGCTGTCTGGGCTAACTGAAGAACCGCCTGATACTGAACAACCTTCTGCGACATAGTTGCCGCGTTAGGATCCGATACCGGGATGACCTCAACCATATCGTAGTCGGAGCGTTTCGCGTGAGGAACTCCGTCTTCTGGCTCGTAGTCGTATTTTTCTGGGGTGTAGTCACGGATGATGTCTTTGAGAAGCTTGAACTCTTGGCGCATGGCATAGTGAACCCGAGCCTGCACTGCGCTCATCACTTTTAGCGTCCGTTCCAATATAGCCAGAGTCGTGCCCACAGGAGACTGGGCGCTCATGTCAGATACTTTTAAGTCGGCTGCACTAGCAAACCGCCTACCTTCATCAATGATGGTGCCTAACAGCGTATACAGAACCTGGCTCGGCTCCTTATACGGCAAGGTCATGATGTTGTCTTTGATCGTGCCAGAGGCTACGTCTACGTCTCTAAACTCGGCAGGTGCGATGGGCGTGTCGTCGCCTTTTACGCGTAAACCCTTAGTCTTAAACCCACCAGGCAGGTTTGACAGGGTGCCAGCATCCACCAACTGACGCAGTAGCGAAGTGCCTGATTTAGAGTACGCCCCAATGAGGTGTATCAACCCCAAGGCATAGAAGCCAAATCCAGGGATATAGGGGTAATGAACGAAGTGCTGGCGCTTTTGTTTTAGCTCATCATCAGGGTGCCAATTGCGCCGTATTGATAAAACGGTCTGGGTAAACTTCTCAATAGTAATGACGTAGGGAAGTGCAATGCCTGTCTCTTTGCCATCTTCTTTATCCTCAAACCCCGGCAGATCATAGTCTACGTGCATCTCTAAGATCTTGAACCGGTTATCGCTGTCGGCCCTAAAGCCCATCTTCTCGGCAATCTTCTTCTCTACTTCATCAAAAGAATCAACCGGATCACCTAAATCTTCATCTCTGTAGAACCCCGCTATCTGCAGCTTGCGTAGCTCATTTTTGGTCTTACGCATTACGTGAGTTACACGCTCGGCGGTCTGAATGTTTGAGGCGCCATAGGGAACAACGATGTCATCAGCCGTGCAATAAATGGATACCTGACGACCAAGGCTCGGGTCGTAATAGACCTTCTTAAACGCATTACCCGCTAGGCCCAGACCCCAGAGCATCCTCTCATGCTCAGGCCGATACTCCACCATCACCTCGGTCAACTGATAGTTCATATCAGATTTAACCCGTCTAGCGGCTTCTACTTTCTCTTGTGTCTCTTTACCAAGAATCTGGGTTTTAACTGGCCCGTGCGCGGGGAAAGTCTCCATCATTGTCTCGGCTTGGAACTTCACAACAGCTTCAGCCAAGAGGGGGTGGAACACTCCACAGGCACCAGGCCAAGGCTCTGTGCGCTCTTCTAGCTTTAGCCCCAGCAGTTCAATGCCATCTACGTAAGTCTGCATCCAGTCTTTTCTGGAATTAACATCTTCTTCGTAAGCGCTGGTTAACTCATCAGCGATAGTGGCTAGAACCCCGTCATCAATCTTATCGGCAAGGTTGGCATTAAAGTCGTCATCATCTTTACCCGGCTCTAAGATAATTTCTAACCCACCCATACCGATCTTTACTGACTCGGGGTCTTCGATCTCTATCTCGATGGCAGGCTCCATATCTTCTACAGACGCTGCAGAAAGCCCCAGCGGAGCGCGGTTTAGTGCTTTATCAATTGCCATGATTTGTCCTTAGTAATATGCTACTGGCCGCCTAAAGTAAGGTGGTTCATCTTCTTCGTCCAAGGAGGTCTTAATAAAACCACCCTTTCTAAATCTCATAAGTGCTAACGATACTGTATCAACGTAGTCGTCGTGTTCTCCGCCAGGGAAACTTGCTACTTCATCTACAACTTCTTCCGCCCAGCGTCTATTTGGCGCCCAAACTCGCCCAGATGCAAATATATCGGAAATAGCATTTAGCCTAGTAATCTTGTCATTTCCCCGAACTGGGGTAAATTCTTGCACGGGGATGCCCATTGCTCTCATTTCATAGATTAAAGGTGCTCCCGCAGCCTTTTTTTCAATGATTACAGAGTCCGGAGACCACTCTTTGTACTCTTCTATGGCCCTTCTCTTAAGAGTTGGGAACTCCATTCGGTCTCTAAAAGCGTTTAGTAAGATGATGTTCGTTTGACTGACGCCATTTTCGTCTGGATGTTGAAAGATTCCCCACAAAGTACACGCCGAATAGTCTGCTCGGTTGTTTGCCTCAAACGCCGTGTCCCAGGACATGAGTGTGAACTCACAAAAAGGCGGATCGTCTTCCTCCCAAACCTTCCACCACTCCCTTTTTACTATCGCCGCAGACTCAGAAGTGGGGTTTTGCTGATATTGTGCCTGCCACTTACTATTAGGCAACTCATTTCTTAACGCTTCTAGCTCTTCTAACGGCCAAAACTCAGGCCAAAGTGCTTTTCCTGAAGGCAAAATAGCAGGAAATTCTATAACTTCCCACTCATCTCCCTCTCTCTGAGCGCTAGCTTTTAAAACTTGGCCAACTAGATCTCTTTTCGACCACCTAGTAGCTACTATTATTATAGCCCCGCCAGGTTGCAACCGCTGTCTTGGCCCAGAGGTAAACCATTCATAGGTTTTATCATAAATCTCAGGATTGGACTCAGCCAACGCAGCCTCTTGTTCTGAGTGCGGATCGTCGATTATCAAAAGATCTGCACCTTTACCGGTGACAGCACCTCCTACCCCGATAGCAAAGTACTCGCCCGCCTTATTTGTAGACCAACGTCCCGCTGCCTTTGAATCGTGCCGCAAGGAAACATTAGGGAAGATCTTTGCATACGCTTCGCTATCTACCAGGTTTCTAACTTTCCGGCCAAAACCCACTGCAAGTTCTGCCGTATGGGAAGTCTGAATCACTTTCTTGTCTGGATACTTCCCCAAAAACCACGCTGGCAACAAAAATGAAGCAAATTCAGACTTTGTATGCCGAGGTGCCATGTTAACTATCAGCCTCTTGATCTTTCCAGAAGCAATGTCTTCAAACTTCTTAGCCATCACAGCATGGTGTCTTCCATGTATAAACCCCGGCCACATAGCCTTCACAAAAGATAAAAACCTCTCCTGGCCCTGCTCCCTCTTCAAAGCATCTTGATACTGCAAAGCCATCTCTAATAAAGACTCCCTCTCCCCATCAGGTAAAGAATCTAAGATCTCTAAAATCTTCACTTCACTACCTTATGCACTCTCATATACGAAGGCCGTATAGACCTCGGCGCCCTAGGTCTCCCCTTCAAATGCCCCGCCTTAAGAAGCGCCTTAATCTTCCTGTGCACATTCCCCCGCCCTTTATCACCCGTTACTAACATGATGTTATCTATAGAAGGCCCATAGCCAAACTTATTCCACCACCCCTCTATAACAACATATATCTCTCTCTGAGCATCCGTCATCTTTTCCTCACTATAACATTATGTTACAGTAACTAACACTTGTTAAAGTTACACTTCCTTACTATAACATTATGTTACAGTAACGAACAGGTGTTACAAACTATATCTGATGTTACGAACTGTAACATTATGTTACAGTAACGAACACCTGTTACAAAACTATCCCCCGGTCTTTTGGGGGGACCCAATTTCTCTAGGGGGGGGTTCCTCTATAACAGCTGTGTCATCTGGCTGGCTGGAATCGAAGGGGGGAGGGGATAGGGAAGCGGATTCGATGAGCGGAGTACTATGCGTACTACATCCCGCGTCCTCGCTGTGCGCTGGGGGGTCGGGGGGCGGTGGGGTCTCCGCATTGGCGTTTTCTCGCGCCGGGGCCAGCTCGGCTAATAGTTCTGTCGCGTCTATGTCCACGGCCTGCGCCTGCATTGCCTGCCGTAGTGTGGCCAATAGTTTTTCCCTTGCATCTGCCGCATTAGTCGTGCGCACTACTTCGCGCCGTTCGGTGAACGCTGCCACTTCGGTGACTGTGCCTAATGCCTTGAGCGCCTGAACCCTGGTAGCAGGTGGGAAGTTAGGATTGAGTGCCGCCTCTGTCAGCTGATGGATCACCAGAGCCCTTAAGTGGGCGGGGGTTTGATAACGCTGCGCCTCTATCGCCCGTTGAAACGCCTCGACTTGTGTTTGCACTGTGGGATCCTTCAAGATCTTTTGCCCCATCCGCGACTGATTCCCGGCATTCGCTCTGCTTCCCGGTCTGCTTTTCCTGTATGCCCCTGCTTTACTTTCCCCTAGTGCTATCGCTCTGGCGAACTCTATTTCCTTTGGGCTAAGCTTTTTTTCACCTGATATCGCTGCGCTCCCCAATAGGACAACATCCATAGGGACGCTATCTAATGCTTCTTTCATTGCCTTACGGGATAACTTCATCTTTGCCTTCCGCCCTTCGGGCTAAACACCCGCCAGCGCCGCCGCCGAACCGGGTACAAAACAGGAATAGGCTAATCCTATCAACACCCGAAAACAATAGCAACAAAGAATGGAACCCCCCTTGTTTTTCAATATCATATGGGCTGCTGTACCAATTTACTTAACTTAAGGAATAACCAACATGAACCGCACCTATACCGCTTATGTCGCGTCCGACCTTTATAACGCTGGTCATTCATGCGATGGCCACCCTTTTATCGCTGAGTGCTTCTATGTCGTAATTGAAAACGAAGCTGGCCGGCGCTTCCGTCATGCAAATACTTTCAATGGAACCGCTCCATTGTTTTGCGATGAAACCGGAGAACCCCACTTTCCCGATCTGCGGCAAGAGTCATCTGCTAAAGCTGCGCGTCTTGCCGACCGCGTTAACGCCGCCCTGGTAGCAGGCATTGCCCTCGACGCCGCCCGCTGGTACGAAGTAGATCCCGCTTATGGTTCACCAGAGTATCAGTCGCAGGGCATCGAAGCACAACGCGCCTTTTCTGACCGCAACGCTTGATTAACCAATGGGGCTTCGGCCCCTCTACTCGGAGAGACAACACCAAATGAAATTTGCCCTTTATACCTTGACCGCCTTATCTGTATTCATTGGAACCCTTGTTTTAGTAGTCAATGGGAACCTTCACCCCTTCCATGCCCGCGTAGTTATCGGAGTGCTAATCGTGGGTTCTCTACTCATTGGCTTTATGTCCAACAATCGGAGTAACTAGCATGAAAGACCACGCCACCACTTTAATGCTTTTTAGAGCTGAAGTCGCCGCTATTCCTGGCCTTGAACACCGCACAGAACAGGCTAGCCGCAAACTAAAAACCATTGGGACTCACTACATCGAGCGCCTTGCTCAACTAGGCTTACCCCGCCCGCTTGCTTTGGATTTATTAAACGAAGTCGTAAACGACCTCACCACCACGAAAGGAAAGTAAACCATGCACACTCTCGGCCCTTGGCACATGGAAGTTGAACTAGGACAAATTGCCGGATATATCCACAATGACAACGGAGACGATACCGGGCGCGCTATATGCGACCTGCGCCCCGGTTCCCGCGTTAAACACGCCGACAAAAGGCGCGCCGATTCTTTTGTATTCAATGAAACCGATTTAGCCAATGCTCGATTAATCGCTGCCGCGCCTGATCTACTTCACGCCCTGCGGATGATGCTACGCGAACACGACGCCCTGCAAATAGCAGAAAACCGCACTGATGACCGCTGGCCTGCCGCGACACTTGCCCGAAACCTCATTGACCGACTGGAGCCCTAAACATGTACCGCACCAAAACCCCGTATTTCACCACCGCGCGCTTTAATAGCGTATGCCCCGAAACCGGAAAAGCCATAGGCATAGGCGACCGCATTGCCTACTTTCCCGCTACGCGTAAGGCATACCACGAGCATAGCGAGAGCGCAGACCGCATACGCGCCCTAGAGTTTTCCGCCGCTTATGGCATGGCGGACGCCAATTATTAAACCACCAACGGAGAGAACCACCATGAAAGAATATCTCGACTTATCCCCCACGCCCGTGGACGAACCCTGCGCCATGCTAGGCGCTGACGAATACTCGCGCCGCGCCCGCCTAGAGTGCCGCGCATTCATCCATCAACTAGAACGAACCTTCCCCGACGCGGTGAAATCCGGGGTTTATTTTTCGATCAAGGGACATCCGCACGACTTCGGGACTTATTACGAGGTGCGCGCCCATTACGACGACGAAGACGAGAGCCAGACCGAATGGGCCTTCGTAATCGAAGGAACACTCCCCGAAAAATGGGACACCGACGCCCGGAATGAACTAGCCGCGCACGGGTACGAAACGATCCCCGCATAAATAACCCGGCCCGGATTCGTCCGGGCATTTTTGGAGCCCATACCATGCAAACACTAGCCAAACTCATTAAAAACAATACACGCGCCCGCCTGTACGAATCGCGCTATTTTTCCAACCCGCTGCACTATGCTCAAGATCAACTACAGGGCAGAACCCACTATGTAGACGATTCCACCCTGCGATTTTTCCACGCCAGGATTGTTGGCGCACATGATGACGCGAACGGCCTTTTGTTCTGGATTGTAGAGAGTACCGCTCGAGACCACGAGAACACCGCCCGAGGTTTCCGGCCTGTAGTGTTCGACATCTTCGGCGAAGTGGTTTTCCGCCTTGATCTGTCGGACATGGTGAAAACCAGCGATAAAGCCCGAGCCCTCTATCGTGAATGGCTAGAGTCGTTCGACCTTGAAGCCCACTACCGCGAAGCCCTAGAGAACCGCGCGAGACGCCTAGAGACCGACGCCCAACAGTACCGCAAAGCCCTGCAAGCCCTAGAACCCGCAACCGCCTAGAACCCGGCCTATAGCCCCTTATTGGGGTTATGGGACGCGCTCTAGCGTCATAACCAAAGGAGAGTAAAACTATGACCGAATTTTATCACTACGCCGACCCAGGCCATGGCTGGCTAGAGGTTCCCCGCGACTTATTGCATGAGCTGAATATTGCCGACGACATTAGCCACTTTTCGTATCAGAGGCTCGACAAGGTTTTTCTTGAGGAAGATTCCGACTTTATGAAATTCGCTCGGGCAATGCGCGCCGCTGGCCGTGAGTTTAAGACCGCCGAAATCTACACCGATGGCGATTCTTTCGTTCGCTCCCTTCCGTCCTACTGCGCCGAGGTGCGGTCATGAGGAAAGACGCCAGAGCCCAATTTCAGGCGATTAGACGCGCCTACAGACTCGCCCGGAAAGTATCCCCTCTCGCTCATGAAAACGCCGTGGCGGTTTATATGTCCACGGTGTCGGCAATGCGTAGTTTTACTGGAAAATGGGATTGTTGCGAACCCATAAACTTAGCTAGCACTTACGAACAGGGGAAAAAACGCGGAAACCATTGGAGCAGACCGCTTCATGTCGCCGCCGCTTGCACTCGTTTTTTTAAAGGGGTTCGATCATGAACACGCGCGAGATCAAAACCGCATTAGAACGCGGAGACCGGGTGTTTTGGGTGCATAACGGCTACGAGGTCGTGAGGGATAGCCTGGGGCAATACCTCATCAAATGCCACGACAACGGGCATTGCATCGGCCTGACTCATCGGGACGGGGAAACATTGAACGGGAAAGAAAAAGAGTTTTTCTCTATTCCTTCGTTCAAGAAAACGCCAGCCCGAGCCTTTGTGGTAGTGAGTGATGGTGATGCCGTGGGGGTTTTTGAGACCCACGGAGCCGCGATGCAGTATGCAATGAAGCACTTCGACGACTTTACAGTTAATGACTGCCCACTTTTTGAAAGGTGAACTATGGAAAAGTTTATTGACTATTGCATGAGTTTCTACGGGCCAAAGGGTCTTAGTCCGATGGGAATGACGCCCGAGGAAATCACCAAGGCGGCGAGACTTATTAGCCTGTGGGGAGACCTAGAGGGCGATTCAGTAGATCGTGAGAGAGCGCGGGATATTGTACGAATTATGCGCGGCGAAAACCTAACCAAGTGGGAGATTTAATTATGACACTTACCAAGTGGGCGAATATCGCCTCAGATCAGCTGCTCGGACGCCGCATCGTGGGGGTTCGGTATATGACTATCCCAGAAATGCAGCAGCACTTCTGGCAGTCCCGAGCCCTGGTCTTAGAACTCGACGACGGGAACTTGATCTTTCCTGCAGCTGATGATGAAGGAAACGACGCGGGCGTACTGTTCACGACTAACAAAACAAACCCGGTAATTCCGGCCTGGAGAGAGTAATGGGACAACTGCTATTTATCTTTTATTTCATCGTTCTGGCGATATGCGCCGGGTTAATCCTTTTAAATACGGGGGTTTAAACATGACTGATTTTGAAAAAATCGAACTGGCCTGTGACATTCTGGAAAATGCCGAGGTCATGCAAGAGTACGACGATTGCCTGTGGATTAAGGTAGACCGCCAAGATTGGCAGGCATTTTTTGGTAATGAGGAGAGTGACAATGAAAACAAGTGAACTACAAGGGCCCGCCCTTGATTGGGCGGTGGCGAAGTGCGAGGGGCTAGAAGGTTTCAATAAGGAAAACCTTTGTTTTTATGACGATGAGGGTATGCCGTTTGAACCGTCATGTGTCTGGTCGCAAGCTGGCCCGATCATTGAACGAGAGAAGATTGCCCTCTATTTGAACGGTGACGATGGATGGACGGGTGAAGACGGATGGAAAAGAGCAACAGGCCCTACCCCACTCGTGGCGGCAATGAGGGTTTATGTTGCAATCAAACTCGGTGATGAGGTGGAAGTACCCGGTGAACTATTAACACAGGAGGTTTAATCATGGGATTCTTTTCTAAGGTATGCGTTAAAACGAATAAGCCAGTCGTCCACGAGATGCGGGGATTCCCTGCGCTCTCCGAAGTGGTGGCCTTATATCCTGATGGTCGGACGATCACGGGCTCATATGACGGATACGGGCGGGTCGGTGGTGAGGATTTATGCCCCGATGGATACGACGAAAAGACCTGGGGTTCGATCAAGTTTGTTCTGGCTAGTGCTTACGAGGGTGAGGAGTGGAAAAATTTACCAAAATCCCACGACGAACTAGCACAAGGGCATTTCATGGACGATAGATTCTTGCACCATTGCGAATCGATTGATGGATTCAAAAACTACGCCGAGTACAAGCGGGTTTTCAAAACGATGGCGAACTGGTGAGACGCCGAGTCTATGTCTTACTAAATAATCGCGGGCAAGCCTTGGGCGTTTTCTGGTCGGTGGCACAAGCTGACTGGTGCGCCCGAGAGGTTTTTGAACTGAAAGCCTGGACGGTGGATTCTGTATACCTTTATGGAGAAAAGAAATGAACTGGCTTAGAGAACTTTTTTGGTGCGATACATGGTCGGAGTTTTTCCGTCACCTGGGGCTCGCTCTGGTGCTGCTTGCTGGCCTCTGGGCTGGCCTCTGGGTAGTGATGATAGCGGGGGAACTATGAACCTACGCGAAGGAAATGGACGGGTTCCTGTACCCGATAGTGAGGGTTATAGGCTGGTTCCTATGCCTGATCGTGAGACCTTTGATGCCCTGCTGCCGCATCGATCTGCCGAGACCCTTGACAAAATCTGGTCAATCGTCAACATGAGACTATCGGGAAAGAGACTACGAGAAATCGCCAGCGCCCATCAAATCAGCGCCGAACGGGTCAGACAGATCGAAGCACACTTTCAGCGTCGGCTCTCGACGCATCTATCAAAACCTTCTTGAGTGATTGTGAGGCATGGAAAACTCCCTTCAGTTGGTGAAAGTCGTTGAAGTCTTCCCCGACTGTGGGGGAGATCCAGTACGGTTTGGCTACCTCACTAGCCGCCTTCTGCCCGGTGGAGTTGTGGTCGTTATCGGCGACGACGATGCCCCCGACGATGTTCCGCGCTACTTCCTTCATGTTTCCTGCCGAAAAGCATACATGGATACAGTAGCGCATATTTATCGCCTTCATAACGGTTCTGATGGACAGAGCAGTCGCGTAACCCTCGCAGAAGATGGGAATACCTTTTGCGTCTACGGTGAAAGATGCCCCCTTCGTTACTTGACCATACAAGAACTTCTTTTCCCCCTCGCCGCTTATGAGTTGGCAACCGATAAGCCTGCCAGACTTACGCATCGGTATCACCAGTAAATCCTTCCAGACATTCCCTCGTTCGTCAGGGAATCCCTTCTTTTCCAGATAAGGGTGCGTCTTTAACTCGCACTGATTGAGAATCCAGGCTGCTTTCTTTGCTGCCTTGTCTGCCAGCTCTGCCCTATCGTCCTTGATCGTGACGGGCCTGATCGTGACGGGTCGGTCGGACTTCCACATCGCCGGAGAATCCATTGTTGCCCAATTCTGTACCCACCCGATATTATTGATTAGCTTGTACCTGCCGTTACGCTTGTGAGGGTGATCTTCTGTCGGGACTGCCACCCACCGATGGGGGACGATGCTTCTTATGATGAGCCCATGAGCCCGTGCGAAATCTTCAAATGTCATTGTGCTACCTTGTAATCGTGATGAATGAATCCCTCTGTTGGGATCTTGTGCCGATTGATTGTATGGGGGCGGACATAGACTGTCCTGCCGCTTTTGAGTCTGCGCTGGTGGCCTCGACGATCATGGGGCTTCGGGCTGGCGTGAGTACCACCTTGACACGCTACTTCTTGACGCCTTGGTTCAAGATCAATCTCGACCGTTGTCCACTCAAAGAACTGTCTTTTGCCTTTCGCTCTGCGCTTAGCGTTGTGGTGATGGTCTTTTAGCTTTGCACCTACGACCTTATAACCTTTTGCCGGGATGCCATAACACAGCAAAAATATTTTGCTCATAACAAACTCAACCATACCCGCATATTCTTCATCAAGCTGCGATACATCCTTAGGGTGTACATTCACCGCTTTCAAGTATTTCGGGTGATAACGAATTGTAAAAGGATCTTCATCGTTAAAATTCTCTTTGAAGATTACCGTGAAACCCGGCTCTGCAAAACTTGGCATGAAACATTTGACAGTAAGTTCTGCACCGTTGCGATCAATCATTACAGGGTATGGAACCCAATTCACGTGATTTTCTGGTGATCTTAGTGTGATAACCAGACCTATGCGATCAAAAGGCATAGGCAAGTCTATAATTTTGTCGTTCAGGCTTTCCAATACATTTTTACTTGTCCACTCAGCAAACATCCGTGTAAATCCTGATTCCTCCGTAACATCAAACCAGACATGAGAGACCGGGCTGACTGGCAGGAGAGATATGTACTCAGCAACGATGGGGCTCATGCCGACCTCCTTTTGCTCTTGGCCCATGCTATCTGGCGGCTGCGTATCCAGTTCAAAGTGGTGAACTCTGGAATCTTGGTGACTTCTTGCAGACCACGGGGCCAGACGCCGAACTTCTCCCGATACTTATGCGCCGCCCATCCTCTGTTATATCCCCGATCATTGGCAATATAGATCAATTGAGAATAGAACGACTGCTTGTCATCCTTTATGGGCAGAGCGCCTAGCTCTTGCAGCTCACCTGGGACGCTTTCGACAAGAGACTTTCTCTGCCGGACATGACCACAAGCAGGACAACTGTCTGCCATCTTGGGCCATAGGAAACCACAGGCGGGGCATTTCGATTCCTTCTTCTCTTTCTCGGTCGGCTCCTTGCGGGCCTTTTCCTTGGAGTCATCTAACTCTTTGACGCCGTCATGGAATACTTCTTCCCAATCGTCTCTGAATCGGATGAAGTTTCCTGAATGGTCAAGCCAGACACCGTACTCTTTTCCTGGATACGAACGCATCACGCGTCCCATCTGCTGGACATGGGAGGAAAAAGACTTAGAGAACGGCCTAGCAGAGACCCCGATCATTACATCCGGGACATCGAATCCTCTGGTGAGGATGTCCGTAGCAATTAACCCGTTGATGGTCGTATCAGGTTTAGCAAAGTCCTCAATGGCCTGCCGCTTGAACTCGTCATCATCCTTGTAGCTGATGCTCACAAAGTTATAGCCACGCTCTGCAAACTTTGCAACTAGATCCGCCCCATGCTGAACCCCAGAGCAAAAGACAATCGTCTTCCGAGGGGCTCCAAATATCTCATGCGTCTTTGTGATCCATGACTCCACGATGTCACCCGTGATCTTCATGCCGCGCTCTGTTGCGACATCCTGAGACCATTCGCCTGCGACCTTCTTGGCGCCAGTCATGTCTATCTCTTTTGCGATGTAGACACGCAGAGGTGCAAGCCACTTGTTGGTCACTAGAAAGTCCGTGGTGCTGCCGTTGACCACGTTGGTATAAATGTCACCTAAGCCTTTTGTAAACGGCGTAGCAGTCAATCCAATGACCTTCATCTCTGGCCGTGACTTGATGAACTCTAAAGTCTGACGACGGTTGATATGGCATTCGTCGATAATTAACAGTTCTGTCTGTGGAAAATTGTCTCGGCGCTCAAGGGTTTGTGCAGAACAGACCTGCAGTCTTTCAAGAGGGCGATACCGCCAATGATCTGCCTGGTAAACGCCGTGTGCTAGTCCATACTTAGAAAGTCTGGCGCTTGTTTGATCTACTAGAACGATCCGATCCATCAACATGACGGCCCGCTTGTAGTTCTCTGCGGTGGCCTTCATGAGATAGAGCGAACACTCCGTTTTGCCATACCCGGTGGGCGCATATAACAACTGACATCTATGGCCCTTCTTAAATCCTTCTCTTAATGCTTCGATAGCGCGCATCTGATGATCGCGTAGTGCTAATTCCATATGTTCTCTCCTGCCGAGATTCCCCCTCGGCGTGGGCTTGAAACTATTTTGACAGAAGCGACTGTATTAGTTCTGTAGATAGAATCTTTAAATCAACAGCAAGTTTTAATGCAGCCTCTCTATCGCCTTCATTAGCCAGTCTGTAGATCTCATTAATCTTGGCTCTTATGTCGATGCTAACTTCAGAGTAATCCCTCATCTGTCCACCTTCTTTAACTTCGCTTGCAATGACTTAACGGTCTTTTTCAGTTCCGCGTTCTCGTTTTGAAACATGTCACGACTTTCCTTGAGGGCCTGGATCTCGATGTCCTTTACCCTGATCTGCTCACGTAGATCCTTGATCGTGTCCTCAATGTCTACCTTCTCAATTTCGCTTCCGTCGAACTGGCCTATGGCGATAGAGTCTTTCAATCGCTCGTTCTCTTCCGATAGTTTTGTTATTTCATCTAACAACTCCTCGGGAATTTCATTCTCAGGTTGTGTTGGTTCCTGCTTCTTTTTCCGGGCTCTGGGGGCCTTGCCAATAGAGGAGGTATCCATGGTAGTCTGCACCCCTTTGCGGGTGTAGGAGACCGATTTTGGGGCTTCCTCAAGGGATGACTTCACTCTTGAGACTGTCATTGCCGAGCAGCCAATAAGGTCGGCGATCTTTCTAGTCGGCCAGGTTCCCCATGTAGGGTGCTTGATGATGCGCCCAATGATCTCTTTTAGATCTTCCCTGTTAAAAGGGAGTCCTCGTTTACGGGTAGCGCCTATGGCATACAAAGTTGCGTCGTCTACCGTCCCTTGGTGGATCTCTACTTCGATTTCTAGCATTCCGTTTTGCCGAGTGGCAAAGTATCGATGGAATCCGTCGGCCAACCAGTTATCTGATCCGTCGTTAAAGACTATTACTGGAGGGAAGACCGCCCCGTCTTGCATCTGTTGGGCGTATTCGTTGACTACATCTTGGTTCAAAGACTTTCTTGCTTGTGTTCCACCATCGGTACGGATTTCTTTCAATAACATAGTGCTCTCCTTTAGTCCCCGCAGTAACACGGGATGGTTTCGTCGGTAAATAAATCTTTTTGGTCTCGGGCAAACTTAGCCATCTGGGCGTATGAGGGGCGGTCTGATCTGAACCTAGCACCATCCCCTCTAGTCATGCCTGAAGACTGGACTAGCGTCTCCATACGCGCCCACCAGACAGCCCGCTCTGGCTTCTCCCGGATGAGGGATAAGACTTGATTCCCACCCTTGAGATAGCACAGGTCACAGTTCCCGTGCATGGTTTTTCCATTGATGTTGGGTAGTCCTAGATCAAACGAATGGTTCGCCCAAAACTCCCCGACATCTTTTGCCGTGACGCCAGCCGTGACTAGTGGCGTCCGAGACCTATCCATCTTGACGGCGCGCCTCATCTCGTCAGCTCGGATTCCTACCCAGTCCATGTTTTCGTCGTGATCCCAGCCTAGGCTTTTGACATACCTGTCGATAGTTCTGATCTTAAGGATCGCCGTACAGAACCTGGTAACTGGATTGGGAAGGTACTTGCGCTGCCGAATGAGCGCCTCAAAAGGTTCTCCGTTCCTGCTGGCTGTCTCATGCGTGACCCGCCGGAACTTGGGATCTTCCACTTGAAACTCTAACCAATGGATCTCGCAGCCCCAATGGAACTCACAGTCACGAACGAAGTATAAGGTCGCCTCTTCTTCCTTGCCGGTGTTGGCAAAGACTACAAGAGCATCATCAGGCAGACCGCCATTGGATTGAAGAACCCGCCAGAGAAGATACGCAGACGTCCTTCCACCAGAGAAGCTGATGACAGTAGGCTCCGTAATCTTAAATGGGTCCATGCACTCTCCTGTTTTGTACCACCGTTCCAACTATAACATAATGTTACAGTAACGAACAGCAGTTATAGTTGTAACCCTTGTTATTTTTTTGATTTGTTCACGCACATCAAACAAATTTTTCGTCCCAACGGATTGTCGACAAGCTGATATTTTTCTTGCCTCATTCCGCCAGTCGAATACATCTTGCAAGCGGTATCAGATCCGCTCCATAGATGAGCTGCCGACACGCGCTTATCAAGATTTAGAAGGTACTTTTGCAATTCCATGATGTCCTATCCCTCGTTACTATAACATTTGTTACAGTTGAAATGTAACTTTGTTACAGTGAAAACCGTCAGACAATAGAGGGAGCCGTAGACTTTGCCCACCCAGCCAACCACTGACTTAGGGGGTTTGTCTTTCAGCCAGCCACCGCCATGACTCCGACGGCGCCCACTGCTGCCTAGGGCAAACTGTTCATCTATCAGGCACCTATCCGGCTGCACCCACCAGCCTGGGGCGGTCAACCCCCACCACGGCAATTCGTCATAGCCTGTTTTCGTTGGTCCCCAGTTTAAGGCCAACACGCGCCGGCTCCCTTCTACTGCAATTGGGCGCACCCTGTTTCTTTTACGTGCTCGGACATTAGCACTGAGCCATGTAAGGTAGCTGGCCCCAACCGTCTGTATCGCCGCTCTACGGCCCAAAAACAAAAACCCCACTACGGCTGGGTTCCAGGCTTCGACGGAAGTGAGCGTACCAAGGGATGCTCTCGACACCGAAACCCATGCGTAGTAGGGTTCATATCCTTGGTGCCCATCACCCTTCCGAGGTGGCCTTGTGCTTCTAGGCAAGACTAGGATAACACAACTTAGAAAAAGTTCAAACAAAGCAATACAATTGATGAATGGAAATCACTCCAATTAACTTGGACGAAGCAAATGCTTTTGTTGCCAAACTACATCGGCACCATAAGCCTGTTCCTGGATGCAAGTTCGCCATCGCGGTTTCCGACGGTGACAAGGTTGTAGGTGTAGCCATCACTGGCAGGCCGGTAGCAAGACTACTAGATGACGGCTGGACTTTAGAGGTAAACAGGTGCTGCACGGACGGGACAAAAAATGCCTGCTCCATGTTGTACGGGGCGTCTTGGAGAGCAGCCAAAGCTCTTGGTTACCGTCGGTTAATTACCTACACCCTGCCAGAAGAGGGCGGCGCAAGTCTGAAGGCATCAAATTGGATATGCCTTGGTCTCAGAGGTGGAGGAAACTGGAACGTAAAGTCTCGGCCCCGGATAGATACGGATGCCTTATTGCAGGGGCAAAAGCTTCTTTGGGAAGCAGCCTAGGTGGGACCAGGATTCACATTTGCACGGATAGATTTACAGGCAGTTTAACGACGCCGAGCCGTCGCCTGGCCCCGAGAGAAGAGTACCAAAAAAAAGACCCAGAGAGCGAATCATCTGGGTCTAACCCTTTGGAGGGAGGAGAGTAACACATAGGGAAAATACCACTATCCCCCCGTTATGACAAGACCTTGAGTTTTTCGTTCTGAAAAAGCCAGCCGATGGTAGCCCGGTGCGCCTCCTCCCATGCTTCCATCCGTTCTTCTTTACTCATGTCCACCCCCTGGTCGATGCGTGAATGGCACCTGTAACAGAGAGCTGCCAGCCTGAAGTCATGAGCTTTGATCGCTTTGCCTTTGCCGTCCCGAAGCTGATTGCTGTGCGCCGCACAGACCGTCCCGTCTTTGGCCCCGCACATCTGACAAGGAGACTCCCGGACAACCTCCAGGAGCGCCTTGTTACGGTAATTAGACATACTTCTGCAGGGCCTCTATGGCCTCAGTACGCAGCCTATTGGCTGAAGTCTTGGGAAGCATCTCTTCCCATAGGAGAAGGGCTTCTAGGGCCAATTTCATGGCTTCCTTTTGGTTTAACTGCTCTTTTGTAGTTGGTTCAGACCAAAGCATGGGCTACTCCTTTAACTTGAAGGTCATGGACTTGGGGATCTTTTCAACGATCCCGCGCTCGACAAGGTGGGTAAGGGCTCGTGTAACAGCTGATTCAGATAGGATGAACTGTTTAGATAGCTGCTTGACGGTCACGGGTTTCTTGGAATGAGTAAGGTATTCCAAAACTTTATCTTCTGTGGTTTTCATTTCCCTCTTTTCTTAGGCATTTCCTCAATCAGGATCTCCAAAAGCTTCTCCATATAGTGCTGGCCCTTGGCGATCTCTTCGGCAGATTCGTCCTTTGACCCCATACGCATTAGGTATTTTAGTGCCCCGCCCCTGTAGTAGCCAATCCGTTGCTCCAACGGCCAGGTATCTACGACGTCCCAAGGTTCCACATCCATGCGCTTATAGTGGTCACCGCCTATCTGTCTGTCTCGTGCTGGCATATCTGTTCCTTTTTAAAGTAGGTGCGGGGTCACCTAGGGAAGAAAAGTTAAAACCTAGGCCCCCGCTGCGGGTGTTGTTTGGCTGCTACCGCGTCACCGCCCGCTGGACGTTACCTCATCCAAAGGTGTTCGTAACAAATCCTAGCACCAGCCTCTAAAAGCTCTTTTCTTGTGTAGATACGCGTGTTGTACTTAAATGAAGGAGGTTCCGTCTTTTCGGTTTTTACGTCAGGTTGCCAGTATCCAAGACCAACCCACCCACTTCTCCCGTTAAACAACGGCACCAACAGCATGTCTATCTTCATGCCATTGTATTCGGAAGGAATGGTGAAGCACTCCACCAAAGTTTTTGACATACGCACTTTATCATTCATTGCTACTCTCCTTTGTGTTTAACAGTTCCATGTTCAAAACCATCTTCATCTTGGCAAAACCAAACGTGCGGGTTTTCACACCTTCCTTCTTTAATCATTTTCTCTTGATAATTTTTAGTGCAGTCTTCACAAAAACCTGCTCGTGAATAAGGTCTGCAGGTCCTCGCAACTTCTTTCCATCGAATAAATTGTTCTGCGGTAGCACAGCTAGGTATTACGTTTTTGAAGTGAATCGACGTTTTCATGGCTCCCTCACGGGTTGTTTATCTGCCCACATGTTTAGGCAGGTTTGCTCAAGATCCCAGCTTGCTGGGTTTGTTTTTAAAGCATCCTTCAACCCCGTGTTATAAGCCTCGATAATATCTTTGGGCATTTCTACATAAGACTGTGGCATCTGCTCTTTGTGTAGTTTGCTCACACCAACAGCAATCAAAGCGGTTGCTACAAAACCCACTACAACACCCATCGTAAATTGACTCATTTGCCTAACCTCACAAATCTTTCTGCCCTACGTTGTACCTTAACCTCCACGCACCAGCTATCTGCGTAGGCGCCCTTTTTTGGTATGGCCTTGTAGAGGTTGTTTTGGGTGAATTCCTGACATGCCTTCTGTGTCATAAAGTACCCTTGGTGTTGCATTAGCTGGCACTCAGTGACGTTCGGTGTTTCGCACAGCAACACCACAGGCACAAATAGCGTTATCAGTTCTGTCATTTTCTTTCCTTTACATGAAGTGGTTCTTTAATTTCGGCGTACCCATTTTCTACTGCGTATTCTTCCCACGTCTCCTCCAACAATATTGCGGCTCTGATCAACATCCCAATGAGTGATTCGTACTTTCTACTATCTCCCTCTAGTCCCTCGGCATAACCACGCAACCGTTGGGCCATGGTGAAATACTGCAGTTTTTTTGGATCGATCATGTGTTCTCCTTGTATGCTTTGTGCGCAAGCTCTGCGGTTGGAAATAAACCTAAATAAATCTGTTTGCCTTTTTTGTGAATATGCGCCGCATACTTGTTTTTTCTTTTAACAACCCCAAGAAATCCGGTTTTATTTATTCTTGTAGCTGACTTTCGATTTTGAAGATTAACGCTATGCGGAACATCTCTTAAGTTTTTAATCTTGTTGTTTAGTGGGTTTCCATCAATGTGGTCAATATCTCCTTTCGGCCAAGATCCGTAATACAAAAACCAAGCAATTCTGTGGGTAAGGTATTGCCGACCCTCAAACTTAATTTTTCTATACCCATTTTGCGTAACATTTCCAGCTTCTCTTCCTGAATAGGAAGGCCATCTTGGGTGCTTAACCCACAGTACTTTTCCTTCCTTTGGCATGTAAGACAAACGCTCAAAAATTAACTTTTCTACACCCATACTAATCTCCTATAAAAGTTTCATTATAAACTATTCTTCTCCTTGAGTTTGGCTTCGATGGCGTGAATAAACGGCATAAGACCACGAAAATTATTTAATTCGTGTCGTTCCTCATCTGTCAGCCCAACCCATTCACGCTTTGAAATTGCTTCAACGACAGACGGGCCAATGAAGTCGGTAGTGGGTCCGTATACTTCCGAACCGTAACCGTTCTTCTCCTTCAACTGATCTTCAATATCAACTAACATCGCTCCCACCAAAAGAAACAAAGTTTTTTCGTCGTGGTTAATAAAACTTTTTACCAACATCGGAATTATCTTTTCTAGTTCTGCGGCGGTAAAGCCAACCCACGTAAGATCTATTTGTTTGTTTATCGCTATCGTGTGGTCGTACATTGCCATCATTGCGTTTGCAAACCAACCAAGCATCAAGCCTTCGTCAATGTCATCAATGCACCACTCTTTTTCTTTAACAGTAGCCATAAAGAACTTAGCCCATGCTTGTGCGTCTGGGTTGCTATGTATGCTTCTGTCGTAGTCGTTTGGCACAGGCTCATGTTTACGTTTTGCCGTTTCATCGACACGTTCTTGGCTCATGTCGCTGGCGTGTACAGGTGCGGTGTAATTAGGCTTGCCCCCTGCATAGGTCTTAACCCAAGGCTTCTCTGCTTCTGCTATGGCTTGGCGTAGCGCACTGGCGGCATTGTGTGTTTTGTAGGTATCGCCAGCGTCAAGTGTTTCCAACGCCTCCAACGCCTGCTTCATTGTTTCAATGCTCATTCCCTAACTCCTTTCTGTATAGCCGCACCCCTACTGCTTACGTCTAGTTTGTAATAAATGCGGTCTAAGTGTTTGTACAACGTATGTCTTGTAACGCCCATAACTTCAGCAACCTCATGCGTCTTGAGCTTTGCGTTATACAAGTGCAAGATCATCTTCTGCCTTGGCATCATGGGCCACTTCTTCCCTTTGCGGGGGTTGTGCCGGACATACTTGCATCGTCTGAATGGGTCGTGCCATTTCATACACCCGTGCCTCTCGGCGGAGTACTACAAGGCCAACGAGTACTGAGCATGTCACCAAGGAGTACGTCAGCAGAAAGGTTCCTCGTCGATGCGTTGGCAATCAGATACTGCTCGGCCATGTCACGCAACTGACTCAGAACAATGCCTTCTGGTGGGCAATAACGTATGGACTGATTCGCATCTGCAACGCCTGCTATGTACCCCATAGCAAATGCAATATTGATCGTCTCTCTAGACTGAATGTCCTTTAGCAACTTATTCCCCGTAACAAACTCCGCGTTTGCCATAACGGGCACGAGCAACAGACTGGCTAATATCTTTTTCATTGTTCCTCCGGGGCTTCAATGTTCACGTCCTCGGCTGGCATCTCTATGGTCCAGAACATGTGGTCACACTCTGGACAGACCCGCCTTCTCTTGCTCCACCGTGGCTGCTCTTCAATCACCCGCGTCTCCTTTACCTTGGTGTAGTGGTGTTCACAGGACGGGCAGTTCACTTGAGCATCATCTCTAACTGGTTCTTTAAATGAGCCCCTAGGTCTTTACCTTGGACAGCTACCATCTGGGCCTCGGGAGATTCGTAGACAACCTTTATTGCGTCTCTTATTCCTGAGTTATAGCCAGCATCAAAAGCGCTTTGATTTTCAAGAATCATGGTCAAACCATCTCTTACCAAAGACGCCGCCTTACGATCTTTAGCCGCCATCTTAAGAAGCTTGTAGTGTTCCTCAGGGATGAAACACGAATACGATATTAGTTTTCCCATGCTTGAAAATCCTTATAAAGTGAATCCAGTCTGATACGTGCTTGAGCATTAGTCTTGAGATCCGACCTTGACTGGATCTGAAGATAGTGCCGAAGATACTCAGCCGCCTCTTCCTCGTTCTCTTCTAAAATCAAAGCTTGTCCATTGAGATACGCCCAGAACTGAGGATTGCGACATAGCATCCCAGCTAACCTGATAGAACGCTCGGCCTCAAACTCTGATTGACGGTCTAAAGGTTCCTCAACTAGGTTGATACGAACCATGACGACCTGATACCGGGCGCCAATAAAGTCTCTCAACAGGTCTTCTGGCACATCGTCTGGGTGCATCCCAAGGGTGAGGACATACCCATTCTTGTCCTGCTTGAGAGCGATCTTGACCCCTTCAAATTGAAGCGTCTTCATGATCAGAAAGGAATCTCAGAATCGTCCAAGGGCGGCTGCTCTTGGGGTTTAGGCTCTGGTTTGGGCTCTGGCTTAGGCTGCTTAACATAAGGCGCCTGGATGCTTAAACCCAGGTACTCCGCCCCCTTGGCGCTGATGTTCTCCCAAGCAGATATGTCCATCACTACTAGTTCCCCATCCTGCTCCAGCATCTTCTCTAGGAACTCCCGAGACAGGTGGATCTGACCACGCCGGTCTGGATGCTTGTCACTTTGTTTGTTATGGTTTGTGAATAACGTACCGGTGTTTGGTTTTTGCTGGTAGTTCATGCGGCCTCCTGGAATTTGTTCTTGGTGTTGGTAAAGATGGTCATCAAGTCTTTGTGGGCTGAAGCATCTACATTCTTCAACGTCTCAAACAAAGATTTGTTCTTTTTGTAGATCGCCATGACATCATCTTTAGACTGAGCAGCTTGCAAAGCAATAGTCGATGCCTTGTTGACAAGGGCTAACCACTCTTCAGAATCCTCATCTGGCTCAGGTGGAGCATTGATCTGCCAGCTTCCCTCAGCACCCACTATCCTGGGCTTTGGTTCTGGGCTTTTCGCTTCTGGCTTGGGTTCAGGTTTGGGTTCGGGCTTCTTTTCCACACTACCGGTAGTGGCATCCAGAGCATCATGCTCGACAATCTCAAATGCCGCCATCCACATGTAACGTCTGAGGTAAGTCTGAACCGCCCCTAGATTCTGAATATTGTGGGAACCTTTCAGTTCTATAGATCCCATGGGGGAACTAAAGACTATGCAGTCGCTACTAGTGGTGTCGTAGATGTTCAGATAGGCCATCCCATCGGTGAAACTAATCACCCCGCAAAGGCCCACTTCGTTACAGATCTCTTGAACAGACGGGAGGAAATCTCCTAGTTCAAAGTATTCGTACCCAGCAAACTTGTTCTTGCCGGACTTAGTGAGTTTTCGGCCCTGGAGTTTGACCCGGGCCTGTTGAAGCTTAGCGTATACAGTCATTACGAAATCCTTTTGTAGTATTCGTCAACCAACTCATCGGCAAAGTTGGCAAGGTCACTGGTAAAGTTTTTATCTGCCAACCAGTCCATGACTTCAGCATTAGCCGCCAAAGCCAGCATGAACTTAAGTAGCAGTTCCTGTCTTGTTTCCATTGATGCTCTCCTGGTAGTCGCGCCATTGCTGGCAATAGGTGTTAACAGGGCAGAAAGACTCGCACCGGGTTCGGCTGCCCCCCCGAACCTCAATCTCTTGAATCTTTGGATCACAGGCCGCTTCGGCCTCTTCTTTGGTCTCGTAGACCTTAATAGCACGGACACCCCCCTTCTTCTTCAAGGCATAAGTCGTGGGCCTTTCCCACATCTCTTCAGGAGTGCAATCAGGTAGATCCTCCCCGGTTTCAATAGCAAACTCGCAGGCCGAATGCAGGGCCAAGCGCTGTGATATGTAAGCTTCCCTGTCTTGGTAGGGCCAAATCTTTATGGGGATCTCTTTGATAGGAGCCTGTGGATAATCAGGATTCTTCGTAGCTTCCCGCCGAGACCAGTCCCGAATGATCGCCACGATCCCTAAGTTGGTTACGTGATGGTTATGCTTGCAAGTCTCCACTAGCCAAGCATAGATGTTTAACTGGTTCTCCCAGTCAATCTTCTCGTTCATCACCGCCCAGGCAGAGGTTGTCTTGTAGTCCCGTATGGCGATACCGCCCTGCTCATCCAAGATCTGTAGATCTACCGCCCCAGAAATCCGCCAGCCTTCTAAGGTGGCGTGTAGACGCTCCTCGACAATATGATTCTCAGCCTTGCCATGCTCCAGCACTCCATGGACAGCTGTACCAAAGATACTCCAAACCATATCAGAGACGTCTGTCTCTATCTCGTCTTCAAACTTCTTGGTTAAGGAGACGATCTTGGGACTGTTCAATAACTGCGTGGCCGAGAGATGCGCCTTACCCTTGGAGTAGGTTGGACGTTGTAACACGTTTACAAAGGTCTCGGGTATATTGTGCTTGTTGGTTAACTTCATAGACTCTCCTTGATATGTTGTTCCTACGAGTCATAATATAACAGAAAGTTCACCCACAAGCGGGGGATAATAACCCTACAAGTAACTGTAACATAATGTTACAGTTAGCAAGTTGTTGATTTATAAGGAAACAGTTATGTTGTATCTCGGTATCGATCCTGGCTTTACTGGCGCATGGGGCCTCATAAATCACCACGGAGATTACGTCGGCTGCGGGGACATGGTTCACAACGACAAGTGGATTGACATAAATTTTGTCTATCGAGAAATATCTTCGATTAAAGAAAACGATGACCTGATGATAGTGGTAGAGGCAGTCCACGCCATGCCAAAGCAGGGAGTCTCTAGTTCCTTCAAGTTTGGGATGGCCTATGGAGCCGCTCTATGCCTAGCGCAAAGGTTCTTAGTAGAGTGGGAACTAGTAACGCCTAAGACCTGGAAGGGCGATATGGGCCTGACTTCAGTGAAGACAGACAGCCTAGACATGGCAAGGAAACTTTGGAAAGAAGCCCCATTAAAGCGCCAGAAGGACAATGGGAGAGCAGAGGCTCTCCTCTTAGCGGAATGGCTAAGGCAGGCTTATTTCTGAGTTTCAGCCACTCTGTCGTTGAACCGCTTCATCTGGGCGGCTATCTGGTTCTCTAGCACCTTGACTTGCTCTTTGGGGGCGCCCTTCTCTAACAGGATGTCACGGCGCTTACGCAGGGTCTGGATGTTTCGCTCCACCTGATTGGCGTAGTTAAACAACCTGGCGTCAGGATTGTCCATCAGATACTCTTGGACGTTCTCTTTGTTTGCTCGCCGCCCCTTGATCTCGCGTTCGTGCTTATTGAGCTGAATGATATTGTTGTAAAACCTGTTACGCTCGGCAGCAAGCCCCTGAGAATCTCCTACGAACCGGCCTACTAGAGGTACCTTATAGATCGGCAAGTCTTCCCCGGTGATCTGGCTGCGTACAGTCTGCTCGGCCTTCATAATTTCTCGGCCAACACCACCAGTGAACTGACCAATTAGATAGTCAATCTGATCTGGGGTGGGGCTTAGTTCCCCTGGGGTGTACTTGGTGCCACCAGAAGCGTAGTTCAGGAACTCAGAAAGCCCCTTGCCGACAATACTAGCGGTCTCTCTAGCTCTGGTATATCCGGGTGTTGGATCAAGGCTGGAGATGTCTTCTTTGGCAATAGGCTTGCCTGTCCAGTCTCGGTTCTCTGTAAGAGCAACAACCGGATCAAGCACTGTTGGGGTGATTGTCTGAGCAGACCAACCGGCATTTCCGATAGGGTTAAACATATCTAAGGTAGCCGAGAAGATACTTCCAATTCTCTTAGGCGTATCTTTGAACCCAGACAGGAACCATTCCGTAACAATGCGGCTGGTATTAGGAATGACGTTGTAGCCCAAAGGCATGGGTATGGTGATGTACTTTGATCCTCCGATTGGAAGAATAATGTTTCTTTCCTTCACAAACTCAGGTGGCTCATCTTCATCAAACCCTGCCATGGCCAATAACATGGCCTGAGCACTTCCCAGAAGCAGCCCGCCCCCGATAATCATCTTTCCTGCTGGCCCAGTTAAGGTTTCGTACATCCGCGCAGTACCCTGGACAGAGGCATTAAAGAACGCGTATAGGGCACCCATTTGACGGCCTATTTGCCCCTTACGGTTAAAGTTCACCGTCAGGTTCTTGGCTATCGAAGCGGCCTGTTGTTTGGTCATACCCTGATCAAGTGCGACCTTATATGCAGACAGACGTACAGCGTTTTCCATCGTCTGGTTATAGTCAGACAACCAGTCAAATATGGGAGTTGCAGACTTACGAACAACCTCTATGGGAGCTTTCAGCGTACCGCCTGCCGTGATGAATTGACCAAAAGTACTTTTTGTCCAAGAGGAAGGATCAAGGATTCGTTGCAACGCCTCAGCCCTTTCTTGGCTGCGGCTGAACATGTCTCTAAATCCGGTCTGCCCACCCTCTTGTTGGAACTCCTCCCATAGCTGTGCCCAAGGGCGATTGGTAGGTGGTTGACCCTTGCGTTTAGCACGCTCTTCTCCATAGATTCCACGAAGAGCGGGGCCAACACCAGCAAGAACCTGCTTTTGCTTTCCAGCAATCGGTGTGGTGCTAAGCTGCAACAACGCACTTTGCACGTCACGGGTAAAGTTAATTACACCAAAGATCGGGTTGTACTGCGTATTGATTTTGGCAAAGTATTGGGTAAACGCTTGCGTAACACCAAGGGCTTTACTTAGCTGATCTACGTCTAGGTTCTTTAACGACTCAACCATCCTAACTGCACGAGGATCATTGGAGTTGAAGATGATGAACTTCTCTTCTCCGTTGATACGGACAGGCAGAGACAGAGCACCAGTAATCAGCCGCTCATTCGGTATCTCTTTAACCGTATTGGTCGCCTTGTCGATCTCACGACGAGTCGGTGTGTTGGCAATATTCTCAGCGTCTATAGGGTTGATCCCCATTGAGACAAGATCGCTCATTAGCTGTAGAGGATCTTTCTTGACATAAGGATCGTAGGGCAACCAGAAGCCAGGATTAGGATTGGTAACCGCAAGTGAATAAACCGCCTTCCCTACCCTGATTTTCTCCGCCCGGATGATGGCTCGCTCACGCTGCATAGCTACGTTAGCTAGTATGTCCACGACCTTTCGGTTAGAACCAACAGAAGACCTGCTAAACGGACCCTTGATAGCGATACCAGATCCAACGCCTACGCCAACATTCTTGACGTCATAATCCGCTTCCTCACGGTTTAATGGAACGTAGTGCTTGTAAGCGTTATTCCAGTTATCAATTACTCCTTGTTTCTCTTGGCCGCTTGAGACAATAAGATCCTGTGTTCCTTGGACGATCTTATCGACCATCTTGGCGACGTCTTCAAAGTCTTTCTTCTGCTTAGGAGTCAATCCTGCAAGGTATGCCTTAGCATCTGCCGTGAGGATTCCAGATCCACCATCAGGCATATTGGGATCACGCTTGGCATTCTGGATATTCCGTTCTTCAGCATGCCGATTGTGCAGATACTCTTCTACCTGTTCCATCGTCAGCCCGCGATCACGCAGCGCTTTCATCAACGGCTCAAGCTCTTTATTCAGAAAGTCATCGGTCTGTTTCGCGGTACGCCCGTGATATAGCTCTTCTTGTAGGTACGGGTTCCACTTGTCTATGAGACCTTTACGCTGTTGAGTGATGGCCTGGACAACCCTCTTGGTATCGATGTTCTTGTCTTGTAGAACGTAGAGGATGTCATCGATCTTGGATTCGTCAGGAGACCCCCAGGTCGCCTTGGGCATCGGCTGACCAAAGATATTTTTGCTAACGTTCTGAGGAACCATTGCCCGAACGCCTGTCTCTGTAACAAAGTCTGTGAGCGTTGCATTGTTCATGCGCTCTGGCTTATCCGCCATGAGACGATCAAATACCTGATGTACGCCCAAGCGGTTATCGAATCCAAAGACCTTCTTCAGGGACTCAATTAACTTACGAACCGCAGACTTAAACCGCTCCCACTGAGTCCCTAGCTTGGCAGCAAAGAGTTTTTCAGCGTTTACCGCCCAATACTCTGATGGACTCAGATACTGATAGAAGTCATACGACGGCATGGACTGAACAGTCGCAGCAAAGGACGAATCGCTAGGCGTGTCTAAAAACTTTAAAACATTTTCAAAAAACAACAGTGACTGCGCGTCTGTGCTTTTTTTGACAGCAGCTTTCAAAGCATCTTGCCAAGAGTCAATCACTATTTTTCTCTGATCGGCAGTCATCATCTGTTCAAGAGAGTGCATGACTTCATGGCGAACCGTGGAGGGATTCTCAATGCCCCTTGTCCCATTCCACAAAGTGACTAACTTCATAAAAGGATCGAAGTTTCCTGTTGCCGCACTAGGTCTCTTGGGAGTTCGAATGGACAACCTTATGCCATTAAGAACCCACGGCGTCTTGACATACGCATCACGAATAGTCGCTAGAACATCTGGACTCAGATCACCCTTTTCATAAGCATCTAGGGCGCGGCGCAAGAAGTTCTCTGCGCTAAGAGAAGGTGCTGCTGAAGCGTCAATGTCTTCTTTTAATTCTTTGGCAAGCTGATCCGTAAGCGCTAGGTTACGTTGCAGGTCAATGCTCGGGCCTTGGGCAATGTACTGCTTGACTAACTGGCTGCGCTTGGCACGGAGACGGGCGTACTCGGAGATCTTTTCTTCCCTAGTTTGATCTATGTCTGTCTCTACCTGATCTTCAGTTATCTGAGGGTATTGGTTGACATCAAAAAGGAAGTCGCTCTTTGATCCAAACTTGGCCCCTTTTGCCAGGATAAAGTTTCCAATCTGCAACACCTCATCCGCGCTGACCACAGGAGTCATTGTGTTGCGATCATAGAAATACGCATGGCGAGTCGGATTGAAACCGATCTGTATATATGCGGGGTCTTTAATTAACTCTTGGGCTTGCTTGTATGCGTCCTCTGGGGAGATGCTTACATACTCCCCTTCCATAGTTTGAAGCTTGTCCTTAAACTCGCCAGCCGCAATACGGAGTGTCTTTGCTTGGTTTCCAACGCCAAACTTGACGTTCTTAATTTTGGCTACGCTGCGGTAGCTCAGAATCTCGCTCGCCTTTGGAGAGGTCAACGTAGGCTTGGGAGCATGGATAGCAACCACCCAAGTCTGTTTGTTCTCCCAGGCCGGAATGTCCAGCCTTAGACCAACCTTCGTGCCGCTATCTATATCAAGATTGGCATACGGTCTCTTATTCTTGTCAAGTGCGTCTTCTATCTTTTGATCGCTCGGGGGCGTAGGAGGCTCTGCATACAAAGTAACAGGGCTGTACTTCTTGACGGCAGCGTCATATTCCTCTTTGGTGATCTCACCTTTGCGTAGCTTGTCAGCGGCCTCTGTAAGCTCTGGAGACCTTCCCTTCGTAACAACCTTGAAGTCTGGAAGCGTACCCTCTGCTTGTTTTAGTGCTTTGGCTTCATCGTTACCGAACAGGCTGCTCTGGGAATCAATGTTATAGAGGAAGTTCTGCTTAGACCCGTACTCAACGCCACGGGCCAGAATCATGTTGCCAATCTGTAGGACCTCATCGGCCTTCACTACCGGTAGTGTTGTGGCTCTGTCAAAGAAATAAGAGTGCCTGACAGGATCAAATCCTATTTGGACATACCGAGGATCTTTAATAGCTTGCTGCGCTAGGCGATAAGCGGCTTCAGGGGAAATTTCTATGTATTCCCCTTCCATGGTTTGAAGAGCGTCTTTTCCAGCTCCAACAGCAATTTCCAGTGATTTCTCTTGATTGCCAAGACCAAACGTAACATTCTTGGCCATAGCAACGCTTCTATATCCAAGAGTAAGGCCGGCACCGCCTGACGTCATTGATTTTCTTGGCTCATGGATTGCCACAACAAAAGTTTTTTTGCGGTTCCAAGCAGGAATGTCTAGGCGTAGGCCAACCTTGGTTCCAGTAGGAATAGATATGTTTGCTTTGGGCTGTTGGTTTGAATACAAAGCATTGACTACCTGCTCGTCCGTGGCAGGCTGTAGTGGCTCGGTATAGACAGGGATAGGGCGATATTTGTTGACCGCCGCATCGTATTCTTCTTTCGTCACTTGCCCAGCCTGAAGTTGAGCTGCTAGCGCAGCAAGCTCAGGTGAACGCCCAGGAGGTAGCTTCTTCTTGGCCTTGGGAAGCTCTTCGTTTATCTGGCTAAGAGTCTTGGCGTCCTCTCCAAAGAGGTCTGTCTGAGGGCTGGCTACGTCTATGGTAATAGTTTCTTTAGCCTCTACAGATCTTGGGCTTACCTTGGTTCTTCCAAGCTCTCTCAAATCTTTATCTAGCTCGACCAATGGACTAGAAAGTAACTTATCTGAGGTGCTAACAAGAGCTTCAAGCGCAGATAAAGTGTTTGTCGGAAGACCAAGTATGCGACGAGCAATATCTACCAGCTTGCCAAAAGCTGTAAATTGTTTACTTACTTGGATGTCTTTTAAGTAATTTTGAACATCACCCTCAGACATCCCCATTGCCATCAATTCATCTATGTTTGATAGCGTGTACGTAACTTTAAAAATGAATTTTTTATCTTTAACTGGATCGTACTTGTTTGCTTTTAATTCGTCTCTAAACTTTTTTCTCAGTTCTTGACGAAGACTTTCAAGTTCTTTAATTCGTGGATCTGATTTTTTTAGCCCCGCTGTCTGGATAACTGTTGCCGCATGAATTAGCTCATGCAAAATAGTTTGATACTCCAGCCCATTGCCGCGAGGCGCTTCTTTCCCTTGCACCAAACCGTTCAGGCGATAGTCAAACTTGAATCCATCTCTGTTCAGTCTGTAAGTTACCTTGCCCTTATATCCTTGAACCCGACGGCTGTCGTTAAGGATGATTGGGCCATTCATCTCTATACCGCGAGACGCAAAGTCTTTAATTCTGTTTTCTATCTTGGACGCTATTTCTTTTGCTAACTCATTTGGCGCGTTATCAACGGCCCATTTAGCCAACCCAGGAACGTCTAATCCTTTTATCTCTTTGTAAATTTGTTCCGCAGACTTTTCTATCTCTGCTTTAAATTCTTTTGGGGCGGGCGGTGGTGTAGGTGCAGGGGGTGGTGCAGGTGGTTTGGTTTCCGTGGGCGGCTCACCAAACAAGTCTGGTTCTTGCTCAATGCCTTTCAGAGAGTCAAATACCTGATCTAGCGTAGGACGGGGAGGCACCTGTCCAAACATGTCTGGCTCTTGCGAAACTTGACTAGCGTCCATGGCTGCATCAGCAAGTCTGGATAGACCGTCAGCAATGCGCCTGGTAGATCTACCGCTCTCAGCAATAAACTCCATGACCTTCTGAGCATAGGGATCTAACCCAATAGCACCCTGCTTCACGAAGGTAGGCATCTCCTTGATAGGAATGCCTTGACGTACCGCTGACACAAGGTTTTCGATTCCCTCAACTACCTTTGGCCGAATGTCGTAGTCTCCGGTCCCAGCAAGCTTAACCATCTTGGGAGCAACCCTAGCCAGACTGTTGAGATACATCTTAGCGTCAGGGTTCGTAGTCGCTGCATACAGGTCTATCAGTGCATCGTTCTCATAGGCGCCATAGAAGATAGCGTTCATTAGCCTAGAACTTGCATCTGGATTTGGTAACCCAGTGGCTTTGTTGATAAGTTCAGACTGCTCACTCTCGGGCATGGCCTGAATAAACTGTCTAAGCGTAGAGAGTTGAGGCACGCCTTCTTCAGTAAACTGAAGCCCTGTGAGATCAAACTTACCCGCTAACCGCTTGAGATCGTTCTTTGCTCTGTCTACAGGTTCAAGCCCAGCGATACCAGAGACGTTAGATAAGTCACCAATGTTCTCAGGAACCAGCCCTTTTGGCATGATCCTCACAAGAACCGGATTTGGTATAGAAGAAATTACCTGCGGATCGACACCATGAGACGGGTCGTTGATAAGTTCATTAAGGTAATTCTCTGTTGTATTGCGGTTGTATGCTTCTTGTATTCCGGCGATACGTCCATTACCAGCAATGGCCCTCATCCCAGGGATGCTCATATCCCCGTAATTAGTATTGACCGTGCCATCAGCAAGGTTTGATGTTAAAACTTCTGTGGCTGGAACAACCGCGTAACGAACTGGGAAGCGTTGCCCATTAGATGCCGTAGCCATATCGGTACGACCTAACAATTCAGTCGGGATGTTTATGTCACTAATAATTACAGGAGCGCCCTCGGCCAATACCTTGGAAGGCCCAACAAGAGAGTAATCTGGCGCTGATGCAATCTTCTGCATCTGAGCAACCGATCCTTTGCCAGACCTATCTCGGTTCTGAAACACAGTTTGCGCGTTTGGTATCTGCCCTTGGAAGTAGTTATCCAGCGCCTGCTGTTCCTCTGGGGTGAACTCCGTCGGCTTAATCTTGGGGGGCAGCCCAGGTGGTGTTGTAGGTGGTGTTGGCGCTGTACCACCAGGAGGTGTAGGTGGTGTTGTCCCTGTTGGAGGGGGCGGTGTAGGCGGTGCTGATGGAGGAGTGGGCGCTGATGGGGTGGGAGGCGCTGATGGAACAAAGGTAGCTGGATTTACGCCAACAAGCATTGCTGCCGTTGAGTTCGCGCCATCAAAGTCATCAAATGTCCCTGCATCCGACGTCTGTCCCGTATTCGTATCTACGTAAACTACTTGGAACTTTCCGTTTGGTGCTGGAACAATTCTTACCTGTGTGTTGTTTCCAGCGTCTACATATCCACCAAGAAGACCTGGCCCTGGGCTCATAGGTATGACAGGGGATATGCCAGAAGGAGGCGCACCGGGTAGAGTGGGGGTAGGTGGTACAGTGGGGGGTGTCGTTGGCGCTGCAGCGGTTGGGGGTGCGGCAGGAGCAGGAGGGGCTGCAGGAGGGGCTGTAGGTTGATCTGGCAACGCACCACGTACCATGCCAACAGGGGCGCCACCAATAAAGCCCAATACTAAGTTTGCAAAAGAGTCTTCACCAATTTCCTTGATGACTTCCTTGCTGATTCCAATGTCTGCTGCCACACCTTCTAAGAACTCTTGAGCGCCCTCTTCAGCACCAGCTAATGCACCGCCGATTGCAATACGAGTTAATTTCTGCCGACCAGCCGCATTGATCACTTTGTCTGCAGCACCGGAGACGATTTTTTGAGTAGCCGCACCACCAATAGTAGCTACCGTTCCTTGTAAGAACGCAGCTTGTTCTGCAGCCCGATTAGAAATTATTTGTCGCGCTTCTTGAGAAGGAACACCTGCCGCAATTAAATCTTTATAGTACGGACTCGCTGCGGCTAGTTCTACATCAGACTTGCTGTTGACATACTCCTTGGCATTCTGTGCAGCTTCTCCAGCTGCCATACCACCACCAACGGCACCAGCAGAAATAGGACCTACAGCACCGGCAATCACTACAGGAAGAAGAGACCCAAGGACGTCTGCCGCCTGGAGGGCGTATCCATACAATGTTGGATTTTCGCCAAAGCTTAATTTGCTGTAGTCCCCGGTCGTTACGGCTTCAAGAATGTTTCCTTGGACTTGAGATCCCCGGACGGCTTCTAATGCTTCTGGAGACTGACGCTCACGAATAAAGTCAGCTACATCCCGGCCACCCTCAGCAAGTTCTTGCAAACCTGGGATTAACGGAATTGATTGATTGATAGCCATATCAGCTTCAATCTTCCGAGCTTTGGTTTGTTCTATTTCTTCTGGTGTTGGTTCTCTGCCAAATAACCTGCGACCAAGTTGATACAGTTCACTCTGCTCTAGCAATCCTTCGCCCATTACTTGACGAACAGGAGCACGAACGGCTGCTTCTACGCCAGCAGGAGCGCCCGTTATACCTTGAATAGCTGATGACAACCCGCGCTTAACTACATCAAACTCTGGAACAGCAGCCTCAGCAAATTCTTTTGCGGATACTCCAAATAACGTCGAAACTTCTGCTGGCGGTTTAACTCCTATGCCAGTTAAATACTTGTCTGGATCAAATCCTTGAGAACCAATTCTCCGCAGGTATGCGTCTGGATCGAAAGCCATTATTGAACTCCAAGATATTCTTTAATTTGTTTTGCCCTTGGATCATTTGGATTTGAATTTGCCCAGTTTAATGCTTGTTGATCTTGCGGTGATAGAGATGTCTCTCTAGAACCTTGTTGTTTAAAGTACCGCTTTAGTTCTTCAAACTGCCTTTTTCCATCAGGAGTTGTGAGATCTAACCCTGTATTTTTAAGTGCATCTACTGCCATCTGTGTAGCTTGGCGATCTGTTACAACAGCACGGCTACCTTCAAGCGCCCTGCGGAATCCATCAAGAGTAGGCTCTTCTTTCCTGGCTTTGGCGTCTTTCGTGTACTGCGCCCACTGCTTATCAAAGTCTGTCATCCTAGAACCATACGCAGATCGTGCTATACGCTCTTGAATTTCACCGGATAACATTGTTTTAGCAATGTCACCTCTAATTCTAGCGTTATTCTCTGCCGCCCTATCGAATCGCTCTTGTGCTTGTTGAATGGTCTTCTGGGTAATTCCAGCCCTTCCCATCGCGGCTTCATTTTGTTTCAACATCAAATTCTGTTCTGCCAAACGTAGATCCCGATCTGATTTCTTGATGTCCTTCAGATCTTCTGCTAGCCCTCTCAACGCACCGCTTGCGCCTTTTCCAATGTTTACAAAGGCATAAGGAGATTCGCCTGCCATAATGCCAAGACCAGCCTCTATGAGGCGCATATTCATAGCCTCTTTTCTATCGCCTGCTGACCCTTCTCTTTGACTCTGTATGTCTTTTCTTATGTCTTCAAAAACATTCTCTTTGTATCCCGCAGATTCTAATAGCTCTTTTGTATTTTGAGATGCCTGTTGAATACTTGGTACGGAAGAGTATGATGTTGGCCCTAGACCGCTTGCAAAGGTTTCTGCCCGTTGCATGATTCGATCAAACGGGATATTAGATAAACCCGCCGAAGGCATGGCGGCTTGATTGACATCTTGTATTACTGGAGGTTCTTTCCCTAGTTCTTGCCCAGTAGATACATCAATCGGAATCGGCCTGCCACTTTCCATTCTAACGGGCGCTCTCAAATCACGGGCTTGCTCAGGAACCTGTAGTCTCTCAGGTATCGCTCCTGTCCTATCAAAAACCGCCTGCTCTTGAGGAGTCATCTGCTCTCGTAATTGCAGTCTTGTTGCTATTGGCAAACTAACAGACGCACCATTACTAAACGCAACAATCCCGCCACCTGCATAGTCGAACATACCGTCATCGAACGGAATACTTGCAAGCCCACCTTCAGCCATCATAGCCATCTGGGGTTGGCCTTCTACCGGCTGGCGCATCTGAGCAAACTGATCTTGTGATTGACCCACACCCTGAGGCTGACCCATCTGCTGCGCTGCACCTAAAACATCATCGGCTACAGTAGTCTCAGGCATATTCTGCCGCATCTCTTCCGACACAATCCGGTCACGCATCATGCCAGCCATAACCGCAGTCATGGGGTCAATCTCACCACGTTGGGCAAGGCCGGATAACTGTTGCTTGCTGAACTTCAGCGCAAGATCTTTAATTTCTTCTGAACGAGGAAGCACCGTTATCCCCTTTCCATTCGATACAAGCCAGCATTGATTAGACCGCCATCTTTAGCTCCAAGTGCTTTAGCCCCCTGAGCAAGACCATACCCTGCAAGCCCAAGTCCTGCAACCTGAGAGATCATTGACGGCGGCTGAGCATAAGTTGTTTGTGTAGACCCCATCTGCATAGGCAGACCACGAAGCAGAGCACTGTAGTACCCAAGCTGCTCCATCGGATAGTCACGCTGCCGTAAAAAGTCGGCATAGCGTTGGTCAAGCATCTGTTGTTCAAGAGCACGTTGTTGGGAACCGACCGACTCTTGTGCGGCAAGTCTTTGAAGATTTGCCTGTTGTTGCGCAGTGCCAAGTTGGCCTAGAGTCTGCCCTGCTTGGATAGCCTGCCCTGTACCTTTTAAACCCAGTTCAGCACCAAACTGCTGTGCCTGTCTGGCCTGATCAAACGCCGACTGTAGCCCACGAGCCTGAATATCACCCAACTGTCCAGCTAGAGCACGTTCACGTTCTGTCTGAGCCAGCAACTGCCTAGCACCGCCGTAAGTACCCTGACGGGCTGCGGCAAGATTTTGCCCTAACTGTGCCTTTTGTGCGTCACGAATCGCAGCTTGCTTCTGTACATCAACAACATTCTGCATAAAGGGCGACATAAATGCTGCCGTGGCGTAGGGGTCTGTTGCCATCCCCATGTACTGTTGTCCAGCCGCAAGACTTCCTAGCCCACCAGCACCTGCCATCCCCGTGCCAACACCAAACTGTCCAGGGGTCTGCATACCCATCGTCTGCCGCTGCACTTCCATCTGCGCAGGGGTAAAGCCAGCAATCCGTTCGCCTTCGTATGGGGTGTACTGCCGATAAGACTCAGCCTGTCCACGCTGCAGTAGGTTCTCAAAGTATGGGCGAGCATACTCAGGCAGATTGGTCTGCGTTGACGTTACTTGTTGTGGTGGTGGTGCACCGCCGCCGCCTTTACCCATTTTGTGCTCCTAGTCCTGCATCAGCCGCAGGTAATTGAAATGTTTGCCACAACGGTTTGTGCCCGTCGTCTTTAAATATTTTCGTCCATCCGAGTCGTGCTGTAGCCTCAACTCCATCACAGTTATTGTCTTTAGCCCACTGTTGCAACAACTTTAACATTGGATTTTTCCACTGATCTAACTCGACGCCACCGCAAAATGTCATACAAAGGTACTTCTTTTTTGGGTAGTGGATAAAGTTTGTTACCACCGCCCCCTTTATACCGCCTTCATTAAACGCAATCCATAACTGATGGTCATAGTCCATGATTGCATCATAGATATCCTCTACTTCGTACCTACCATGCGTATAGTCTGCTGCCCCCTGTAAATACTCTTTAACTTCGCTCCAAACTTGATTAACAAAGTCGTGAGGTACGAGGGAGCATTGCATTGTTCTTCTCCATAAAATTTCTTTTCCCAGCGCTTGTGTCTGAAATACGGTATCCAAATATATGGGAAAAAGACCGACATACGCAATATCGCCCAGTTAATAAAATTCCATGGCTGAGACAGTGGACGCATTACATCTAAAAACAAAATGGCGCGAATCTTATCTGTTTCATTTACAGCAATATGTTCGTAGGTGTCATCAAACAACACCACCTTGCCTTCTTCCCAGTGGTACTTTTCTCCGCCATTGACCAGAGTACAGGCTTTATCGCCAGGAATGATCACGCCCAAGTGCATCCTCAGTATGCCAGACCACGGCCCCTCGTGAGGCATTAGCATTTTACGCGGCCCAAGCACAGAAATATAGGCTGAGATAACTTCTTTGTGCTTATTTAAAATCTTGAAAGTTTTAGGAGCAAAGGTCTGGTTTCGTCTAAAGTTTACACCGGCAGCTTTAAAAAAGAACATCCTCCACTTGTCATCATTGGAAATGTAGGTCTGATCTGGCGAGATACTTTGGAAGGGGGCAAAATCATCGTAGCGTTTTAATATCTCTTTGAGTTCGGCTTGAATGGCAGGGAAGTTGTCTTCTAACTCTTTTGCAACTGAAAAGTAGTAGGGGTCAAAGTACTTTTTATCGCCCAGCAGACAATGCTTATGGAAAGACTTTTTTAATAGCCTTTCGATCCACAGCGTTTTAATCTGCAATTCCATCACGCACGGCGCTCCGCTGCCTTCATCAAGGCGTAGAACTTTTTAGCCCCACCTTTTCTTTCCACTTGCTTCCTAGGAACGTAGGCTTCGCCGTTAGAAACCAAGGCAGGTTGCTTGCCCTCAATCGTGGTTTTAATTGAATCGCTTGTCCCGGTGCCAGGGCCTTTGATTGGTACAGCACCCAGACCACGGCTTGCTACCTTCTGACCCTTCTTATTGTTACCTTTGCCAAGACCATCTACAGCCTTCTTGGTAAGCACAAAGCCACCATCTTCAAGCATGGGGACAGAAACACGACCGCCGGTAGCGTAGCCACCGCCTTTGCCAGCCCTAAACATTGATCCAAACATATCGCCAGCATCAGGTTTTACAACATAACCCCCAACAGCAGGATCGTACTCATACTTTTTAGGGTCAAGCTCACCAGTCACTAAGAATGGCGTGTACTCAGAACCTGACTTGCGGTAAACAATCGTCCCCGCGCCGCCCAATAAATTTTGTGGTGACTTACTTAAAGCTTTAAACCCATAATTCTGTTCCGTCCTTGGCATTTCAGAGGCGCCGTACTCAATAGGGTTGTAAACCAGGCTACGCATGTCACCCTGAGGCGCCACCATCATCGGCATATTGGCAATCGACGGGATACCCGCCATTCTTTGCACGTTAGCAATGTTTCTATAGACATCGGCTTCTGCTGGAGTGACGTTTAAGCCCACATTGCCACCGTCTTGGAACGGCACAGGGTTTGAGGGGGTGAAGTAGGTAAACTCACTTGTCCTGCGGCGGCGAAGCTCATCAGGGTAACTTACTCCCCGTTCTGAAGGGGTGTATGGGCCTTCGTAGTTTGCATATGGGTCTTCTGCTTCTGGAAATTTAACCGGTTCCGGTTGCAGGAGAGGCGCAGCAGCCATACCGGCTGATTTAGCTAAACCGCCGTAACCTCCGATATTGGACATGAACGCCGCACGTCCAGGCTCGGTACCAAGCGCTTTAAAGCCCTGGCCCATTGCGTCAAAAGATGTTGCTGCTGGTATATTTGCCCCCATAGTGGAAGCAGTTGTAATAGGATTAGCTGTTAACAACGAGCCAGCTTGACTTCCCGGTGCTGGAAAAGAAGCTTGTAAAGTTCGTTCGATTCCAGAAGGAAGTGGTGTAGCTGTGGGAGCAACCAAAGAGGGGGTAGACTGAGCTAAAGTTACTTGCGGTGCAGCAGTGCTTAAAGGAGGGGGTATAGATCCTACAGTCATAGCTTCAGTTACCCCTGGAGCAGCAGTTGCTGCCGTTTGTGCGCCAGCCGCCCCTAACCCAGCACCCAAACTAGCACCGCCAGCAGCACCAAGACCTGCCATAAGCCCTTGACCGATGTCACCGGTGCGCACAGTCTCAATACCACCCACGGTCAAGCCAGCAGCCATCGGCCCCATAAATGGGGTTAGAGCAATACCAGCAATCATCGGCAGCAGGTTGCGTAGAGAAAACGCCTCAGGCAGTCCCGTATCAGGGTTAATAGTTAGGGAAGTCCCGTGCTGTTCGGCAATAGCCTGTAGACCCCTGACTTCTCCTGGGGTCATATGTACGAGAACTGAGTCACCGTTTCTGCCTTGGGAGGCTAGGTGTTGGGCGATAGCTGGGAGTCCGTTCATAGCAGTATTTTAGAGAATTATCAAGGTTTAAGGAAGTGCCGACACAAACGTAATTGACCCTATCGCAGACGGTATGGCAGGTCTAACGAAGGGGGATGCTTGGGCAGCGTCATGGAACATATAAACCCCATCAAGCGGCGTTACGGGGTCATAGGCTAAATCAGTAGCCCAGTAAAGTTCTATATCGTCTCCAGCGTCTACAGTAAAAGTAGCTTCAGAATAAGCGGCTAAATAGCCTTCTTCGCCTGGGGTAGCACTCTTACGGGATGGGACAGCAAAAATAGTTGCTGAATTGGCT